ATGCTTTGTTTATTTGATCCTGATAAAACCAACGGGAAATAAAATCTATCAGAGCTACCAAAGCAAAGACAAACGCCGGTGTTTTCGTTTGTGCATCCACATATAAGGCCGGTAAATGTGTTCCCGGTTCTTTTTCCGGGATGATCGGAGCTTTGGCGCGATCTAAAGCCTTTATATTACATTTTAAGTTCGGGCAAATAGAATCATTTATAAATGCAGGCATAACCACACCTATACGCGCCGTCTTATCATCAAAGACCGCCGCCCGATCAGGTGCAACCAGCCACACGCCACCAGTCCAGCCGGAAAGCAAGGGGATAACGTTTGATGCAAAGAAACCTAACTTTATATCAATTAAAGCGGCTTTTTCCAATGTTGCACAAAGTTCTTTGTGTCCGTTACTGTCTGCATCATTATAAGATAAATAAACTTTATTATCTCCGGCAATAGTACGAAGTGAAAAACCGCTTTTTTTGTTTCGTTTGGCTATTTCTTTTACAAAACCGGCAACCGCTTTTAATTCGCTTTTCTGAATCTTTATAAATCCGTCTTTTGAAAGATGGGGGTACACAAGCCGGTAATTAGGGAAATATCCGGCAAAATCACAAACAAAGGTTTGTTTCTTGTCGTTGGTTATTTCTGTAATATTGCCGCCGTCCTGATTACAAACACAAACAGAACACCGGCCAACCATTTCTTTTAAATGTTTGGGATTGATAAATAATTTTAGACCGTCAGGTAAAAGCCCGGATGTTTCAATAATTACGGGGTATTCTTTTAATGTACGCCCGTCAGAAGCAACTAAAGCCGATTTGTAAGGATCAAGATAAATATAATTAAATGCCGGTCTTAAAGGATCTTTTGTTACTAAAGTTTCCCACCCCTTAAAACACTAACTTTTCTCATTTTCCTTTGTCTGTCTTCCCCCATATCCATTGACTGTTAACACATGCCTAACAGAAGTTATGCAGACTATCCACATACTTCGTCCCATTTTTCCAACGCTTCAGCCATTACAAGGATTTTGCTCATCTCTTTGTCGTTTCCGCTGATTGTAGCCATAAGGTATTGGGGCGTCATTCCAAGTATTTCTCCTAAAATGCGAAGAATGCGTTCGATGCAGGTAAGAACTCGCTTCCATAACGTGAGTGCCATGAGATCACCCTCCATATCCGAAAAGAGTTCGCCCATGGTTTGATATTCTGTGAATCTCTTTTCCAAAGCCATGACGGTATATGTAAGGTAACACAGCGTTGCGTCGGCTATCTGACCATTAAAGTCACAACCTTGATAACCTCCTAATCCGAGATATTGCTTAGTCTCCTTGTTCATCACCTCTATGTTCCATCTAATCTGATACACTTCAAAGGCTTTTACGAAAGACATCGTTGTATCCGTGGTGAGCAGAACGTTCCATGCGGAGTTTCTACCATACTTGATGAGGAAGATTCTGATAGGTATATCTCCTAAGTTGCCGTTGAGCTGAATATATCGACATTTGTATTTACGACAGTTCTTTCCTCGTTCACGTTCATAGGTGGCAATGAGTTCTGCAGCATTTTTCTTTTTGCCCGATATAGTGTATTTTGTCTTTCCCATTTTTGCAAGTCCAACAAAGTGCATTGCCCCTTTACCTATGCTTCTAACACATGTCATAAGTTGCTCGCAGGTGAACCAACTATCGGTAATCACATACTTCGCATGTAACCCCATCTTCCATCCACGGCGAAGCATATCCATGGCAACTTCCAGCTTAGACATCTTACACTCTTGAAAGCGCTTATAATCAGGATTGCCGGTGTTCCTCTTGGTGTGATATGCCTTTTTGAGTTGCTGTCTTGTCAGCCCGCAGTTGCCTTGCTTCCCCTTTTCTTGATGTAGTGAAAAATCAAAGGGTATAGTTGTCTTGCCGTCAAAGAAGGCACAAAGTAACAGCTTGTAGCCCAATACGCATCTGCCTTTCATATGGTCGAAAACACGACTGATACCCTCCATCCTCACACCACTCTTCTCAAGTACGGTGTCATCTATAATGAAACATGTAGTGGTATCTGATTGAGGAACTTCGCCATACTTACGCAATAGGCACATATAACGCAGTGCAAAGTGGTTCATCAATCGTCTCCAATCCATCTGTGGGCGAATCATCATGCGATAGAAACAGTTCTTACCATGATTTGAAAGCTCATATATCTTATGTTTGCATATACTATGGATGCTCTCGCCCACAATGCGGAAGAGGCAAAGAGAGAGGAGCAACTCCGAAGCCGAAACTCCGTCCTGTTTCTCCAATGAAAGGCGAGATAATAGGTGACCGATGCCAAACTTGCCAAAAAGATGAAATAAATCATCACTCATTCGGGTTTTAACACTCAAAAGTTTGGATAACTCACTTATTTTCTCTATTTTTGCTTCCATAACAGTTTTGTTGTCTTGTCTTTAAAATCAGTTCTTTAGCGATTACTAATTTACAAAGAAAATTCGACAAACTGTTATTTTTCTATCTATTTATTTGGGTGGGAAACTTTAGTTTTGTTACTAATTTAGTGATATTTAGATGTTCCTTTATAATCCACATATCAAAGGAGCAAACAATATTTTCGCGCTCTTCTATTTTGGTAAACCTTGTTTTATTGGCTTGTTTGGTGCTTATCAGCTTTTCAAATTGCCAAACAAGATTAAAAACCTGATCCACTGGAAAGGAACATTTAAAGCTGTTTATTTGTACAGTCCTAAAATCCGTTATATTTAGTTTGGCATCAACGCAAAGATATTTTATATTTATCTCGTTCCCGTTGGCATCTTTCAGTTTTGCAAGCTCCGCGGCGGTATAGGTGCCGGGAGCTATTTCTATTTCATTTGTAAAAACGTCGTTTGCTATTTTAACCAATTCGGCCAAAATGAGGCCGTTAAATTCTTTTTCATTCATAACATTAAATAGTTAGATATTTTACACCAAAGTAAAAGCCTAAAGCAAGGCAAAAAAGCAAGTAAATAGGAAGCAGCCAAAGACCGCCAAACACGCTAAAGCAGATTAATAAAACTACTATTAGCCAAATAATTACGCCCACCATGTTAGAAAGTAGGGTTTTCAAGCTCTTGCAAAAAATCTTCCTCCGTTATGCTCTCACATATATTTGAGCCATCAACATAAACACTAAACCCGGTTGCGGTGCGGAATACTTCTAATTTGTGCGTTTCTCCGTTTGGGGATTCTATTATATAGGTAGTCATAATATCAAAGTTTAAAGGAATGCCGGGAAACCGCCCGGCGCGGTGGAATTATTTGTATTATTCGTTTATGTTATGTAAATTACAGTTCCAAACGTGAAAAGGGAATGAACCGTTTCCATTAAGACTAACGACAGACGTACGATCCCCGTTATCCTTTATTACATAAACTATAAGCTTTCTAAATCCGTATAACCCAATATGATATAATATCTTTTTCTCCATAAATTTAAAATCTGTCTGATTGATCGTCTTTATTTATAAAGTCTTTTAATTTTTTGGGATCGGTGCCGGAGATAAACACCACGGCACCGAATAAAAGCAGCATTAAACAAAACATTTTTATTTCATTTTAAAAGTTATGCCAGCAGGCAACAAAGAACGGTTAACACTGGAAACAAATTTATTAAAATCGTTCTCCGTTACTTTTGTTTCGTAGTCTTTCCAATTAAAAACAAGCTCGTTACTATGATCGTAATATATTACATTACGTAATGATAACCCGGCATCAAGAACCGCCAACATAACCCGCTTTTCATTTTCGGCCTTTTGTTGTTTCTTTTTGCAATCGTTAATTATTTCAGCGCGTTTTTTCTCGTATGCTTTGCGCTTTTCTTCGTCTTTCCGCGCTTGTACAGCTTCAGGGCGATAATAACCTTCGTTTATTCTGTTAGTTATAGTTGTACGTTCTTCATCCGTCAATTTCAAAGTAAAACGTTCGTTTTCCGGTTTATATGGGTTTTCCCATGTTTGCCCGGTCAACTCTTCCAGCTTTTTTAAAGCTTCGTTAGATTCTCTTTTCCAGCGTTCAACGATACCAAGTACATAAAGGAGGTATTTAAAGTATTGTTTGTCTTCTGCTTGATAAAGTAAATTATATTCCATTTCCGTAATACGCAAGTAGTTAATTGCAGTTTCTTTGCTGCTGTTCGTAATATGATAAAACCCGTTTTCAACTGGGTACATTGGCGCGCCGTAATGATTAGACAAATGAAGATCAACGAACATTTTAAACTGTGGGAAATGCTTTAGAATTTCTTCATGGCAGCAACCACCAGCACACCAAACGAAACGCCCGTTTTTGCGTTGTTCGTAAATATCTGCCGTTATACTCCAATTGCATATATTATTTTTGCAATCATCAGCCAGTAATATTTTAGCATTGATTTCAAAGGTTGTACCGCCTTGAACATATCTTTTTGATGCTGTGTAAGAAAGTCTATTTGTAGTTGTCATAATACAAAGCTTTAAAGGTGAATAATGAAAGTAAATAGTAACCCGGAGCCATGACAGCCCCGGAAAAATAGTTATTATTAGAATTTAGAAAGATATTCCACGCATCCGATAATATAGGCCGCGTGTTCTCTTGCTGCTTGTTCTTTTTCTTGCTTGGTTGCGGTTTTATGATCCTGATCGGAAAGCATTTTTGCAGCCATCCGGACGATCTTTTTCATAGTAGAACAATTTGCAAGATATTCAACGGAAGGAGTTAAGCCGCGGTTTACTTTTTTCAAAAGTGTATTTTGCAGCCATTCAGTAAGCGCGTAAATATCGCGAGAATTGCGAATGTAGATAATTAATAAATCTGTGTTCATAACGCAAAATTTAAAGGGTGAAACTTGGTTTATCTTTGTTTTTCCCTTAACTTTGCATTTAACGTTGTGGAAGACGTTAGCCGATAAACGCAAAGTTTAAAGGGAGGCCGGAGAAGTTAGCGCACTGATCCGGCTTTTTTATTAATACGAAATCTTTTGAATGCGATCAAAAGGTATTAATAACGCTATATGTTTATCCTGATAGTGAATCAATTCAAAACTATTTGCCGTTGATAGTCTTATAATAGCGGCTTTTTTCGCTGTTTCTTGAAACACATCAAAATGAACCTTTAAACGGTTGCAACAGTTTGTGCCCTCTGGGGCTACATGTACGGCGTTTAACGTTACATTTTTGTTTTGTAAGTTTAGTAATACTTCCATGATCTTATATTTTAAATTAAACATTCAACCAAAGAAGAAGTAAAAACGGGAAGTGTGGAAGACGTTAACCGTTTATCTCCTTTTCTGTATTACAAAGATACGAATAATATTTGTAATACAAAACAAAATGTACTTTTATTTTTAAGAAAATGCTCCGTTTTTACATTTATTAATATTAATATAATATATTGATAATCAACATATTAATAAATAATATAATGATAAATATAAAGTATTTAAGAAGTAAGGAAATATTTGTAATATGCAGCTTTAAATATACTTATTTGCTTTATTTATAGCCTTTGTTTAACTTTGTAGCAAGTTACAGAGCGCGAGACGCCAATATAATAACCCCTTTTATATCGTTTTATATGGTGTATAGTAAACGCGTGACAGATTTACAGCAAATTTACCAATTAACCCCGGATGATGTTTTCTTTTGTATGCTTGTAGCATCCGGCGCCAGTCGTGGCGAAGCATACGCAACTATATTTAGACCACGATCTACAAAGATAGAAACAGCGCAACGCGGAGCCGCCCAGCTTGCAAAGGATAAACCCGGCATTAATAAACTAATACGGTCTTTTGAAGATAACCGCGCGGCCTTCCTTCCTGACAATGACAGCCCCAAAAACAAGAAGAAAAAGAAAAACACAGAAACAGAAGAGGAAGAAAAAGCCGGGAATGTTGTACAATACCGAGATAAAGACGCGGTTTTGTCAGGTCTCGAACAAACTTTGCCTTATTTGAGGGGGAAAGATCGTGCAGATGTATTAATGAAAATAGCCGATTTACAACAGATGAAGAAGGACGAAAATACGGAAGAAGAGGAAACAGTACATTATTATCTGCCTTTGCAGTGTTATAGATGCAGCCTTTTTATAGCTGATCGAGCAAAGCGGAAAGCAGAAGAAGCGGAAAAGCCGGATAATATTTAATATTATAGGTATAATATAAAGAGAATCAAGACAAAACGCGGCTTTTCTCCTTCTTTGCCGGTTAACTGGATAATGAAAGCAGGGAGGGCACCCCCCCGGCTACCCAAGACACCAAGCATGTTTCAATCCCGGTCAAGATTTTTATTTTTTTTCTTTTTTGGAGCCAATAATGGATGTTTTTAAGGCTTTTCCAATGATAAATTACAAAAGTGAATGTCCGATGTATAGTTTTACTTCTGAAAATGTATAGTACATGTATAGTTTACTTCATAACTATACATGTGTAAATCATTCATTATTAGGTCAATGGAAATTTAATGTATAGTATGTATAGTTTATATGTAAATTGCGTATGGAAAAAAATATATAATATATGGTTTGCATAAAAAACTATACATACTATGCACTATTTTTCCATTGATTTGTATTTCAATATGTTATATATGTATAGTTGCCTTTAAAACCCTACATAAACCATACATATCAGAGAGAATGCTCCATCTGTATTTCCTATTGAAATAGAGTCGTTTTCCTTTGTTTATCAATATTTTGCGATTATTGATATTGAATGATGAAACCAATAAAAATATGACAAAAAAGACTTCAAAAAAAGCGTATTTATTCTATATTTAAGTAGAAAATAATAGCTTTTATGCGGTATTTATGTAGAAAATAAGCTATATTTGTGGCATAAAAACACTTGAAAAATAGTATAAAAACAGTAGAAATGCTTTGTTTTCGGGTATAAAAATGATGATATGAATAAGTTTGAGTCTATATTGTTTGATTATGGGCGATACGTTTTTGTTTCTGTGTTCAGAAAAGCGCAGGAAGAGGAAAGATATGAAGATTGTGCGGTGATGCGAGATATTATGCAAAAATATCATATACCTTGTGACACGTCTTTAGAGGATTGGCGTGCTGATTTGTGGCGATGCGGATATTTAGGTGATGTTGCCATAAATAACTTGTCAGCATATATGGTTGAGGCTTTAACTCGTGCCGGATATTCAAATTCATAGATTGTACATGGAGAAGGGAAAGTATAGGAAGTTGTTGAATGAGGTCTTTGGACTTATGAAAGGCGAGAAACTGGATGCTGCCTTACAAGAGTCCAAGAGTGCAGCTCGTGTTGATGCTGTGCAGGACTTAATGCGTGCAGCCATTATACGATCTTCGATTTGTAAATTCAATGGTACGCCTTACTATTTCAGTGGCCGGATATATGAAGAGATGGCATGGGATGATTTTGGCAACCTGATATATGACTTGATGCGTAAATGCAAGATGCCCAATGGCGATTATTCTCGCGTGGAAGGCGTATTGAAAGTCTGTAAGCGTGTAGTGGCAGGAAAAGCCTTGAAACCTGATAATGCTATTGTGGTATTTAACAATTGCGTGTTTGATATGAGTGCTCGCCGTGCGCATTCTTTCAACCGCCGTTGGGTACAGACCACATGCGTTCCCTATGACTACAAGCCGGAAGAACATGTCTTTCTTTGGAGAATGTTTTTGGATGAAGTTTTGCCGGACAAAAACATGCAAAAAGTTTTGCAGGAATTTCTTGGAAGTATTTTCGTTGACCGGCGTGTGGCGAAAATGGAAACAATGCTTGTTCTTCGTGGCTCCGGTTCCAATGGAAAAAGTGTGGTTTTTGAAACAATCATGGGCATACTTGGCCGGGAGAATGTCAGCAATTTCGGTATAGGTGCATTGATTACTGGAAATGAAAGAAAAAAGAATATCGCTTTCATCAATGGCAAGCGGTTGAACTACTGTTCTGAAATACAAGCGTTAGAGTTTGGTAAGGATAGTGACACGTTGAAAAGTCTTATTAGTGGTGAGCCTACCGAAGCCCGGCCTATTTATGGTGACAACTTTACTGCTTACAATATTCCCTTGTTGATGGCAAATGCCAACCAAATGCCATATTTGAAAGATTGGAGCTATGGAATGAGACGGCGTATTTGCATTATTCCTTTTGAAGTGGAGATACCCAAAGCCCGGCAGAAAAAAGAACTGTCACGGGATTTGGAAGCCGAATACCCGGCTATATTCAACTGGATATTGGAAGGTCGTGACCGTTTTATCGCCAATGGTTATAAGTTGACGGACAGTAAGGAACTTGAAAATGTCATGGATGAATATCAGTCGGAAAGTAGTACCGTAATGAAGTTCATGTATCAAATGAACTATCTGTGCCGATATGAGGAAATTGCCGATATTGAACCCAAATGGATGTCTTCGGCCATTCTGTACCGGAAATACTGCAAATGGTGTAAGGACAATAATGCCAAAGAAGAGAATGTGACAGTATTCGGACGTATTCTTTCGGAAGCCGGTTATCGCAAAAAAAGAACCCCGAACGGTCAGGTATATGGCTTATATGGAACAGCCTTGACGGAAAAACTCTATTATGAGAAACGGGAAGACCTACGGGGCAACTATAAGCAAAGGATCGCCAAACCGGTTTACAAAGATGGCAAACGATATGCCTATACCCATGAAGGACTTGCGGCCTGCTTGTCATTAAGCATTTATCAAGTCCAGCGTTTGTTCCGGGAGAAGAAACTGGAAGGGACGTACCACATGGAGAAAAGAACAACAGTTTTTGAATTGGACGCTGTGGAGAAGATTATCAAACAATTAAAAGTAAGAACCAAATAGTATGATCGCACCGGATGAATTTGCAGAGATTATTGAAAGAATTGATAACCTGCGGGGAGCATTGGAAATTCCTATGCCAGTTGAATTTCATATAAATCAAATGAAGCGTGAATTAAAAGAAGTATCGGACAAATTAAAACGGATTTACGTTGAGGAAGAAGATGAAAATCCGTGGGAGGAATAAGAATGGCAGTAAAATTTAGACATAAGGAAACGGGACTGTTCTTTTGCAGGGCAAAGGGATTATCACCTTCAATAAAAATGTATAACGAATTAGGAGAAGAAGCTATTTTCAGGAAAAGAAATCTTTCCAAGAGAGGAAGAATTTATGAGACGGCTACTGAAAATCAAAAAAGACTGTGGATTGGAGAAAAACATGCGGATGAATTTGAAATTGTAGATGTTTGATTATGAGTAGAAATTGGAAGGAAAAGGCTGCATATAGATATGTGCATTTGGGCATTCCAATTCCGACACATCTGTTTTGCATAAGGAAAAAATGGTGGAGGTATAACTTTGATATTGGAAAAATGCGCTATAAAAGGAAACAATATATTGAGAAACAATTAAATAAAGACATGTATGGGCAAAAAAACAAACGGTATTCAGGTAGGTAACTTTATTGTTACGAGAGATAATGGTAGTGAACATGACTGGATCAGCATTAAGGCAGTGTCAGGTTTTTGGAGTATGCGTTTTCGGGATGACAACGGAATGTTCTCTCGGATTCGGGAGTTAGCCAACAATAAGGAACTTCGAGAATATTTAGAAACATGGATCAAAGTATGTTTCCTTATCAGTAATGCAACTCCCGATGTTAAGTTTATGGAAGAATTTTTTAAAAGCTATTCTGATCTTACCGAACGGCTACGAAGCTTGCAGCAATCGGTATCACCGGAAGATGATGCCAAGATACTGGAAGAAGAAAGAAGCATGAATAGTATCAAGGAAGGTATTAAGGAGGAACGTAAAAATGAGGATACCGACTGATAAGGAAATTGAAGAGGCCAAAGAATATCTCCGTCAACGTCTGGATGTGGAGCTGTCCATGCGCACTAATCTTCAAATTGTGATGATCGAGGCGGCAAAACAAATTATAGATATTTCATACCGGTACAAGATCAGCCCTGAATTATTCCGTTTTGCAGCAAACAGACAGTTGCAGGAGGAAGTGGATGCCATAATTTTATCCCTTCTTGAAATAATTGAAGACTATACTTATACTTTGGCAGTAGCGACACATGAGGACAATAAGGATGTAATCATAACATATATAACGCGAGAATCATACGGCAAAACCTTCACACAACGCGCAAGAGAATATGTTGACCGGTTTTCAAAGGAGGTTGAAACGGCCATTGCCGCTGGATTACTACTGAACCTTTCCAAAGACAAACTACTTTCATCTATCAGGCAGTCGGTAAAAACGCCATTGCTTAATGAGCATATACAGAGAGCTATTTCAAAGGGTTATTCTATTATTTCAAGAATCGGTGTTCAGGAGTCTTTTGGAGTAGGACGTACTGTAAGCTCTTGGACTGCACTGTCAGATTTGACGGAGTATGCTGTGGCAG